GGCTATCGAGTGCCTCATTGCGGATTCATTCGATCTCGATACGCAAACATGCGTCGAGTTTGATTTGCATAAGCTGTTAAGGATGGACACGGCGGCGCGTTACAAAACCTACAGCGACGGGATCGGCTCCGGATTTCTTACGCCTAATCAGGCGCGAATTTCCGAGAATATGGAACCTGTCGAGGGTGGGGATTCTGCCTATCTGCAACAACAAAACTTCTCCCTCAGCGCACTGGCTAAGCGTGATGCTCAGGAAAATCCGTTTTCCACCTCAGCAGCGCCAGCGGTTCCGGACAATTCAGCCGATCAGCCAGACGACGACGCAGACGAAACCGTTCAGCGCCAGTTTTCACAGGGTGAGCGTGTTGTGATGGGGACCATGCTTAAAGGTGTTTTTAATGGATAATCGATTTTATGAAATGGGCGAAATACTCGCGACAGAGGTTAAATCCTACGTCGATAAAATCACTCAGGCTTTCGATGTGACATTAGCGGCGCAAGCTGGCGCGATTGAAGCGTTGATGTTGAAAGTAAAGCGCCTGGAAGAGAGCGCACCCGATGAATCGGCAATAGCCGCCAGCGTATACGCGCAAATTGAGATCCCGGAAGCGCCACCCGCGCCGGAGCTGCCGAACATCGAGGAAATGGTTAAAGCTGAGATCGCGAAAATACCGGTCCCGGAATCACCTGAACCGCCAGACGTGAACGAGATTATCGAGCGCGTTTTAGGTCGAATCGATATCCCGGCAGCGCCAGAGCTTCCGAATATCGATGAAATGGTAACGCGTGCTGTCGAGGCTTTACCCGTACCAGAAGCGCCAGAGCCACCCGACGAGAACGTTATTGTCGAACGTGTACTGAGTAAAATTGAGGTTCCACCAGCGCCAGAGCTACCCGATATCGAGGCACTCGTTAAAACCGCTGTTGAGGCTATCCCCGTTCCGGTCGCACCCGATCCACTCCCCGCGCCTGAGTTGCCTGATATTGCGGCAATCGTGAAAGAGCATGTCGATCAAATCGAGATACCTCAGCCGGAAGCGCTACCGGATATCGCTAAAATCGTCGATGAGGCGGTTTCTAAGCGCGTTTCAGATGCGGTGAGTGCAATCCCCGCACCGAAAGACGGCGAGCCGGGAGAGGCAGGGAGAGACGCGTTACAGATCGAGATTTTGCCGGATATCGATTTTTCGAAATCCTATCCGCGCGGAACCTTCGCAACGTATAACGGCGGATTATGGCGAGCCTATCAAAAAACCGTAGGCGCTAAGGGCTGGGAATGTGTGGTTGATGGAACCGCATCAGTTTCCATTACACAGGATGATGAGCGGCATTTCACCATCGAGGCCACCAAAGCAAGCGGCGAGGTATCAGGAAAACAGTTCTCGATCCCCGTCATGATTTATCGCGATATTTATTCGCCTGGTAAATCTTACTCGCCGGGCGACACAGTGACATTCGGCGGAAACATCTGGCACTGTTTCGAAGAAACGCGCGACAAACCCGGCGAACCAACCTCTAAAGGCTGGCGACTGGCGGTTAAGCGCGGGCGCGATGCGAGGTCTAAGGCATGATTAAATTCGTCACGCTGGAAGAGGCCAAAAATCATCTGAGGACCGATTCAGATGATGGTGACGACGATTTGCAGCTAAAAATCTACGCCGCAAGCGCCTCTATCCTCGATTACATTCAGGGAAGCCGGGATTTAATCGTTGATGATGACGGCGAGGTTATTGAGAGCGCGCCTGAGCTCCAGCGCGTGAAAATGGCAACGCTGATCCTCATCGGCATTCTCGACCGCACGCGAAACGGCGAAGAGGAATCTGTTTATCGACAGGGCTATTTGCCCTTCTCGGTTTCCAGTCTGATCTACTCACTCCGTAAACCAACCATTCTCTGAGGTGACGTTATGGCCTGCAAAGGCTGTGCGGCTCGTCGGGCATGGATCAAGAAAATGGCCCGATTAGCTTATGAACGAGCAACAGGTAAGCGACTTAATCGAGGCGATGACGCGCCAGACACAGGCGATAAATCGTCTCGCTGAGTCGAACGAAGCACTCGCCGCGATGGTTTATCAATCGCTCGCGGCAGAAGATGAACAAGAGGATTTACCGTCTCTGACCTATCTCAGCGGAAAGAAGAGGTGAACCATGAGAGCGGGACGACTTAAACACCGAATCTCGCTTGAAAAGCCAGTGAAGAAACAAGATCCAGACTCAGGGGAAATCGTCGATTCATGGCAAAAAGTGGCGGATCTATGGGCGGAAATCGCCCCGGCATCGGTCCGGGAATTTGTCGCCGCGCAAGCCACACAAAGCGAAGTAACAGGCCGAATCGTAATCCGATACAGGCCCGATATAACCAATAAATTCCGCATTACCCACAAAGGCAGGATTTACAACATCCACGGCGTTTTATCCGATCCTGATACCGGTTTGGATTACTTAACGCTCCCTGTTTCTGAGGGCGTTAAAAATGGCTGATGGTGTTCAGTTTACGTTAGAGGGAACGGAAGATCTCAGAGCTAAGCTCGAATCTATCAGTGATGATTTAAGGCGGCGCGGCGGTCGTGCAGCGTTGCGCCGGGCGGGAAATGTGATCGTGAATAAGGCAAAGGAAAACGCCTCACGCATCGATGATCCGGAAACCGGTCGAAGTATTGCCGATAACATCGCTCTCCGCTGGAATGGTCGCCTGTTCAAGCAGACCGGAAACATTGCTTTTCGTATCGGTGTTTTGCATGGCGCAAGGTTGAGAAACCATCCAGACAAAGGCATTAACGCGCCAACTCCGCATTGGCGATTACTTGAATTCGGTACGGAGAAGATGAGAGCGCGACCGTTCATGCGCCCGGCAGCAGAGAGCAGCGTTAACGAAGTGGTGAACACGTTTATCACTGAATACAACAAAGCAATCGACCGCGCCATTCGCCGCGCCAGAAAGAGAGGTGTAGCGCCATGATCCCCCCCATTTTTCAAGTTTGCGAACAGAGCGCCGCTGTATGGGCGCTTATAGGTGGCGATCACCTTCGCCTCTATCCGTTCGGGGAACAGGACGACGATGTTATTTATCCTTACGCCGTCTGGCAGGGCATAGCAGGGAGCCCGGAAAACTATTTAGGCAACCGTCCGGATGTAGACACGTTCACTTTACAGGTTGATGTTTACGCCGACACGGTGAAAACCGCGACCGATCTCACCAATGCTTTACGCGACGCTATCGAGCCTCACGCCTATATAACGCGCTGGGGCGCAATGACGCGCGACAACGACACAAAGCGTTATCGATCCTCTTTTGATGTCGATTGGATGGTTCCCCGCTAAACACAACGCCCTCACAGCCGCCGAAAGGCGGTTTTTTTATGTCTGGAGAAACCAATGTCTGTATTAACTCAAGGCACTCAGCTTTACGTGTATGACGGCGAAACCGTCCGAGAGATCGAGTGTATTACCGCGTTTAACCCCGGCTCAGCACCAGCCGACCAAATCGAGGATACGTGTTTAAGCGAAAAGAGCACCCGAACCTATAAGAAAGGGCTACGCACACCAGCACAGGCAACGCTGACGCTGAACGCTGATCCAGAAAACGAAAGTCACCTTTTCCTGAGCAACCTCGCAGAATCCGCAGACCAAAACGATCTGACGTTTGTTGTTGGCTGGGCTGATGGTGATTCAGAGCCAGAAGCAGACACAAACGATTCTGATGATGCAATCGACGGGCTGATTCTGCCTGATGATCGTACCTGGTATGTTTTCCGGGGTTACGTCTCCGATTTCCCGTTTGATTTTCAGGCGAATACGGTTGTTCAAACGTCCGGCACTGTTCAGCGCTCCGGCTCGGGCCAGTGGGTTCCGAAAGGCGTTGAGGAAGGATCTTAATTCTCGGGGGCGAAAGCCCCTTTTCTGGTAACGATAAACGATGAAATTAACGTTAGATAATCTTAAAACCGCTGGCGCGTTTACCGGTCGCCCGGTTGAAAAAGAGATCGAATGGACGCAGGGCGACGAAGAGTTTAAAGCGACCGTGTTTATTCGTCCGATGGGCTATCAAACCGCGACGGCTGACATTATGGCCTTTGGTGGGAAGATTGACGGCATCGCAGGACGCATTGCGGCATCAGTATGCGATGAGAACGGAAAACCTGTTTTCACTGTGGACGACATTACAGGCGAAGCTGATCCGGAACGAGGCTCGCTTGATGGTGCGTTAACTGTCGCGCTGCTTTATGCGATTCAGGAAGTAAATGAGCTGGGAAAGAATACCAGCTCAGCGAAGAGGACGAATTTTGGTGCGAGCTCGTCCTCAACGGAATCGGCGGAAACACCATCGCAGAAGCGCAAGAAAGGCTAAGCCTGAAAGAGTTTCAGATGTGGGCGAAGTATCGCCACAAGTTCGGCAGCTTAAACCCGATTCACCGCGCGGAGTGGGACGCAGGCGTTATCGCCAGCACCATCGCGAACGTAAACAGGGATTCAAAGTCGGCCCCTTATTCGCCGACCGATTTCACTGTTCACTATAATCAGTTCAAGCCAGAGAATGAGCCGATTTCGTTGGCTGATGCTATGAAAGCATGGACGTAGCAATCTATGCGCATTGCGTTTCGTTGTGCTGATGTTTTGTTAGGATTCGCCCCGACAAAACGGAGGTATAAACGAATGAAACAGATCACAATCCCGGCATTAATCGCGTTCTCTCTCTTCTCGGCAGGCGTTTTCGCTAAATCAATATCGTTAAAATGTGATGTTCCAGGCCAAAACGATACGATCTTTGTTATCGCAAATCCCGAAACCAACGATGTTTCTGTTCAATCTCTTAAATGGAATTCAGGTAGAGCCAATAACGTAGCATTCGGGCCAAAGCTGGTTACGTGGGATTTCCCTCGATCCAGTGGCGGCGGTTATGACAGCTACACGCTGAACAGGGAGAGCCTCGTTCTCGGGCTTGATATGAATATGATGTTCAAAGGGAAAGAAGCGATTTTGTATTTCCAGTGCAAAAGGCAAGAGCCGTCGAATAATCAGTTTTAACGCAATCAACCCGCTACGGCGGGTTTTTTATTGGGGTAATCATGGCTGGTAAATCGCTCGGCACGTTAACAATTGACCTCATCGCTAACGTTGGCGGGTTTGTTCGAGGCATGGATCAGGCTGAGCGAGCCTCAGCGCAATGGCGGCGAAACGTAGAGCAAAACGTTCGCGCGGCATCGAGAGGGCTGGCGGCAGCGGGCGCAGCGGCGGCAGGTTTAGCGGCGGCGGGCGTTGCGCTGGTCCGGTCTACCGCTGAGCAAACCGCAGAAACGGACCGCTGGGTCAAATCACTCGGCACCTCAACGCAAAACCTGTTAGCGATGCAGTACGCCGCGAAACAGGCAGGGTTTGAGAGCGATCAGCTTTCCGACTTACTGAAAGACATTAACGATAACGTCGGTGATGCGGTCAACAACGGCGGCAACTTTGCCGATGCGCTCAATCAAATCGGGCTATCTGCAAAATCGCTTATTCAGTTAC